TGACCATTGGACAAGTAAAAGCCAGTGGAGTTTACCGACAAAAGAGGTATATACGAAATTCCAAAATTGGGCTAAAGAAAATAATATAAAAGCATTTGAAAGAGAATACGACAGTTTAAGAGAACAGTATGACAAGTTAAGGGCATATTTCGATAATACACATGACAACATGAACAATGTGTGGCGTTTTGACAGAGCAGGCAAAGAGGAAAGAGAAAGCGCAGGAGGACACGCAACACCAAAGCCTATCGCACTATGTAGTAGGGCAATCAAGTCAAGTAGTAGAGAAGGAGAAATTGTCCTTGATTTATTCGGCGGTAGTGGTTCAACTTTAATAGCTTGTGAGCAGTTGAACAGAATCTGCTACATGATGGAACTAAGTGAAAAATATGTTGATGTGATAGTAAATAGATATATAAAGTTTAAAGGGTCAGATGAAGATGTATTTTTGATTAGAGATGGAGTACAAATACCCTATAAAGAGGTTAAAAAAACTGACAGAAAAATAGGCTTAAAGCATTGAAAAACACTTGACTTAACTAATATTATATTGTAATATAGAGATAACAAAAGAGCAGGAGGGATTCAAATGCAAAAGATAGCATACAACTTAATGATGGAGGGGCTTGTAAAGACAGCAGTAGAAAAGATACAAGTACTTGGGAGAGAAGGAGCCAAAGAAGATATAGCAGCAATAACCAAGATGGTAAATGACCTGGAGAGCTTCTGGAATCCGGAAGGCAACTTAACAAGCATAGACTGGAGTGAGGAACTAGCCACAGCAATAAAAAAAGCTAGTGAGTAGATATACAAAGGGAAGCCGAAAGGCTTCTTTTTAGTTGTATAAAAACAATAGGGGAGCCGCAAGGCTTCTTTTTAGTTGTATAAAAATCTTAAACTTGCTAGTGGTATAAAGGAAAGAGGTGGTGATATGAGGTGAGTATAAAGAGAGGACCGGGCAAATATCATGATTGGATAACAGAAGAAGGCTTATTAAAAATAGAAGGATGGGCGAGAGATGGGCTTACTGATGAACAAATAGCCCATAACATGGGAATATCACCTTCCACTTTGTACGAGTGGAAAAAGAAGCATCCCGAGATATTGGAGGCCTTAAAAAAGGGAAAAGAAGTAGTTGATAGAGAAGTTGAAAATGCTTTACTAAAAAGAGCTTTAGGTTATGAGTATGAGGAAGTTAAGCAGATTATTGAAAAAGATGAGATGGGCAAGGATAGAAAAAGAATAGAAAAGACAATAAAGAGAGTTATCCCTGATGTAACAGCGCAGATATTTTGGCTTAAAAATAGAAAACCTAATGAGTGGAGAGATAAGAGAGATGTTAGCGTAGACGGTACAATCGACACCAAAGTAAGTAAATTAGATAGCATTCTAAAGCAACTTAAGGAGGAATAGCACATGTTAGCAATATCGATTATTGCAACAGTACTAAGTTTGAGTGGTAATTTGCTAGTTAATCTAAAAAGAAAATCCGGCTTTGTGGTATGGATTTTGAGTAACATAGTTTGGGTGTATATTGCAATTCATGTACCAAACTATCCACAAGCTATTATGTTCATGTGCTATGCCTTGTTAAATGTGCATGGATATTTATCCTGGAGCCGAGGGGGATGATTTCCCTTGAGCGAACAACTGTTATTATCAGATAAGTACAAAGCATTCCTCAAACATAATGCACCTGTAGAATTTATGGAAGGGACTACGTTTAGCGGAAAAACTACTGTTGGTATAGTTAAATTTATGCTAAAAGTAGCAGATAGTCCAAAGAAGTTACATGTCCTATCTGGACTAGACCTAGGAACTATAGAAAAGAATATAATCAATAAGGACCTAGGAATTACTGATATATTCGGCAACCTAGTAGAGTATAATGCATCAGGTAAAGGGCAGCACTCATTGCCCCATATAATCTACCAGACACCAGCAGGAGAGAAGATAATATATGTTCTAGGTTATGACAATAAAACACGCTGGAAAAAGGCGCTGGGCGGTCAGTATGGATGTGTTTATATAGATGAAATCAATATAGCGGATATGGACTATGTAAGGGAAATATCCATGAGGTGTGATTACCTACTAGCAACACTAAACCCAGATGACCCGAGCTTGCCAATCTATAAAGAATATATTAATCATAGTAGGCCACTGCCCGAATATAAAGCAGATGCCCCAGCAGAACTGAATAATATGCTAGATGAAGAACCAAAGCCTGGGTGGGTCCATTGGTTTTTTTCTTTTGAGCATAACTTAGGGCTGACAAAAGAAAAACTAAAACAGATTATAACCAATGTGCCAAAGGGTACCAAGCTATACAAGAACAAGATACAAGGCCTCAGGGGCAGGGCTACAGGACTGATATTCCCGAACTTCTCAAGTAAGAATAATATTAGGTCCATAGATTGGCTTAAAAATAGAATGGCCGATACAAAGAATCCACTAGAGTTTAAGATATTTTCATGCGGCGTAGATACAGCCTATTCCCAAGAAAGTCCTGATACTATCTCTTTTATATATCAAGGCATAACTGATAAGGGTCAGCTTATAATCCTAGACGAAGAAGTATATAACAATGCTAGTTTAGAAGTGCCATTAGCACCAAGTGATATTCCTCCAAGGCTAGTATCTTTCTTAGAGAGGAATAGAAATAGATGGGGCTTTGCTAGAGATGTGTTCGTTGACAATGCAGACCAAGCCACCATTACAGAACTTAAGAAATATAAAAGACAACATGGAAGTGTTTATAACTTCCTTAGTGCATATAAGAAGGTCCAAGTAATAGACAGAATCCATTTAATGCTTGGTTGGCTTAATGTTAGTGAGAACAAGTCAGAAGCTGATTATATAGTATTAGACCATTGTAAAGAACATATAAGAGAATTAGAAAGTTATTCATGGAAAGAGGATAAGTACGAGCCTGAGGACAGGAACAATCACACAATCGATGCTTCTTGTTATGCTTGGATACCGTTTAGAAACAAAATAGGAGTAGGAGGCTAAATTATGGGATTAAAAGAGGTGATAAAAGGAATGGTAGCAAAATTACTTAATATAGTACCAGCAACGGATAATTCCATATCCATAAAAGAGCCATTATCCCATGCAGGAACTGTACTAAGAAATAGAATCTGGTATAGGGGAGACCCATCAGAACTAGACCAATTCTTTAAACAATCTGCAATAGATGATGTAGGTAGAAGTAGGTTTTGGGCTGCTGTACCTTCTGCGGATTCAAGTATTAGGAAATTTCATAGTGGTTTGCCAGGTGAAATGGTAGATAAGCTTGTTGATATAGTTGTTTCTGACTTGGATAGTATAAGTCTAGAAAATGAAGAGAATCAAAA